TTGATAAATCAACTCTTGGGTATGAGATCTTTTTAGTAAATCTTTGTCCTTCTGACACATATGGATCACGGAAACATAGAGTTGATGTGACCAAGGAATTTGTGGCTGAGATGAAGCTCTGGGAGCAGAAGAAAACCAGGACTCTTGACCACTGGAACATGTTTAAATTTCTGATTCGTGCTGTTGAAGAAGGTGATGAGTCAATGGAAAATCCAATTCTGCAGTCGATGGCTTCTGATCTTTCTAAACTATCGGCTGAGAACTCAGGCAGATTCACCATTTGCCCACTCGGGCTTTTGTCAGTCTGGGGTCCAATTTCAAAGCTTAAAACCAACTTCTCAGGAACTTGTCCCAAGATCACAGAGCTAATGACTATGAAGGCTTCATTTGACCCGATACGTTTCTTGAGGTGCTCCGCTCTTGAATCAATTACATTACTATCATCTAAGGAGAGTGCTCCAACAACAGCATCTTTAGCTATATCAATCCTGTCAAGGGTAATTGATCTAACTTTTAGAATGTTTGACAAGGCTCAGGTTGGTGGGAACAGAGAAATATCAATCCTCTCATCTGAATACCGAATAATTCAGTCGATAACTGAATCTTTTTCTAAAAGACTAGGGAAGTCTACTGGAATAGACATGCTAGACAATCCTCAGAAAGTTGAACTCTTATCTGAAGCTCATAATGAATGTGGCGATGGCCTTAGATTAACTGCCGATCAGACTAGATGGGGGCCAAACTCTAACACGTCTATATTTGGATACATGTTTGCTCTGTTTAGTAGAAGAACAACAGAGCACTTCATTCCTATGATGACCTGCTTCCTTGGAGAACTCAAAATCTTCGAAGCTCTGCCCTATTCTGAGTTATGGGAGTCTCAAGAGGATGGCTATACTCTTCCTGGGTTGTTTGGGCAATCGCACATGGGGCAGGGAATCTACCATTACACTTCATCTTTATGGCACTCTCTCGTCCACAAGGTTTGGAATGACATTAACTCTTTAGTTCTAGACTCATGCTCAATGAGAATTAAGAGCTTCTGCACAAGCGATGACATTGCCCAATTCCTTATAGTTCAGAAGAAGGAGAATGAGAGTCCAACAGTAGAAGACTTACTGGTTATTGAGTCTCACTCTCATGAAGTCCTGTCTAATTACGCTTCCTTCTTGCAGTTCTACTCAGTGCTTACTAGTGATTACAAAAACATGATATCAAATGAATCTGTCGAATTCAACTCCATCTTTCTTAATCAGAGCTCAGTTGGTTCCAATTCACTTAAGTTTCTTTACTCACTGGTAGACCCCTACACATCTGGAAATAAGCTAAGAGATATTAACAATATCTGGGACACGTATGCGGATGGAATCAATTCTGG